GTTTGATGTCTGTGCCTGATAAAAAAGGTCTTGCTGGCATGGAATATGAATTACCACCACCAGGAAGCAGAGGTGGTAAAGATGATATCGCAGCGCCAGTGCAATCATCAGAAGAAACTTTAAAAAACATGATTATGGCAGAAAACAAGAAAAATATCGCTGCAATGAAAAAAAGAAAAATGTTGGATGAGGCGATAGATAATGTATCACCATCACTTACTGGAGATAGAAAATACGATGCAGATGTGGTTGCAGCAGATCTAGCAGAGCGTATGGGATTGGTTTACGATGACATGCCAACAAAAGAAAGATTAAAACTTTATGATGAAGCATACACAGGTTTAACTAAAAAGAAATTTGATCCACCAGAAGATTTTGCAAAAGGCGGTATAGCACGTATCGGTCTGAAAGACGGTATGAACAGAAGAACGTTTCTAAAATTATTAGGTGGATTTGCATCAATACCAATCGTTGGTAAAATTTTTAAACCATTAAAAGTTGGTAAGACAGTAACTAAAGTTCCAATCATTAAGACAGATAATGTACCTGGTAAACCAGAATGGTTTGATCAGTTGGTCAACAAGGTCATACTCGAGGGAGATGATGTCACTAAAAGATTTGCGACCAAAGAACGTGAGATTGTTCATTCAAAACAGATCGATGAGGATAACTATGTAACTGTAACACAGGATCTTGATGAGGGTGTCGTGAGGGTAGAGTATGAAAATCCAAAGGCAACGATGTTTGGCGATAAAGTAGATCTTAGATATAAAAAACCTCCACCGGATGAGGGAGACCCAAGACCGGTGGGAGAGTTTCAAACCCAAGAGTCAGGCATAGTCGGCAGATCACAGGGCCCTGATGATTATGATCTGGAGATAGAGGGTATGTCTGGAAGAGCCATAGAGGATCTGGAATCAGATGTATCCAAACTAAAAGAATATGCTACAGGTAAAAAACCCACGCTAAAAGAGATTGTTCAAAATAAAAAAAGAAAAGATAAAGTTAGCTATTACGAGACACCTGAAGGTCAATCGGAGTACGTCGCGCAGAGACAGGGTGAGTATGATGGACCTTATGAAGATGACTTTGCATCAGGCGGTATCGCCGGAATGTTAGGAGAGTAATGACTCCAAAAGAATACAAACAGATGATGGACTACCTGACCCGATCAGGTATCAAAAATCAGGTTAAGTTCGCATCAGATATCGCAAGACCAGATCCAAAACCAGTTGTCAAAGAGATAGAATTATTTAACGCGTTTAACAAACGTAATCCAATGGCCGGTGGTGGTCGTATTGGATTTATGAAAGGAGAATTAGTTACACAAGGACCTAACACTGGTAAGGTTGGGGTCAAAGATTTAAAATTAATAAAAGATAAAAAAGGAAAAATTATTAGTCGTCAAACAGCTTATTTTAAAGATATGGATGCAGCTAATGCTGCTATTAAAAAACACAAAGAAGGAAAATTTGGACAATTAAAATATAAAAAATCTAAAAAAATTTTAAATGACCCTAAACTAAAAGCAAAATTTTTAAAATATGCTATGGGTAAAGATGTTACTGGAAAGATGATAAGAAAAAAATATGGTTTAAGTAATGATGAATTTTTTTATGGAGGTTTAAGAGAAATTATAGATAAAGATTTTTTGCAGTATTCTAAATCTCAAGCTTTAAAATCTAAAACAATTAAAAATATGTTATTGTTACACAATAATAAACTATCAAAAGATTTTATTAGAAATGGTTTAGTAGTGCCAGATGATATTATAGAAAAATTAGGTTTAAATACATCTGAAGCTGCAACAGCCACGGCTAGATTAAGTCAACATTATTCAGGTATGGATTTTGGTTTTAAAGAATTAAAATCAATAAGACGCAATAGTAAATCTGGAAATAAACTTTTTGAAACTATGAATAAGTTTTCTTTTGGAAATCCATATAGATCTAGATTATATAATATTTCTCTACAGCTTATTGATGATCAATTAGGAAATGAAACAGGAACTTTTGAATCTTTAAAAAAGAAAGCTTCGTATATTTTAAAAAAAAATAAGATTAAAGGTTTTGATATTAACGAAATAGCTGGCGTTACTGGAACGGCTAGAACAGGAGTGGGTGAGTTTTCTCAATTTATAGATGTAATGGATAGTAATTTAAATCAAAAACAAATGGCATCTTTTCAAGCGGCTTTTTCTGTAGCAAGACAAAATATAAAAAATAATCCAAGTAGTTTTGCAAAAGAATCTAAAAGGATTAATAAGTTAGCTGGAATATTTGAAAGAGAGTATGGAGTAAAATTACCAAGAATAAGAGCTCTTAACGAAGTTGAAAAATTTTATTCTCCCAAAAGACTTGAAGAATTAAAAAATCAAGGATTAGATATAAAAGCTGCTTCTAAAAAATTAGGTTATACAGTTCAAATGCCATCAGGTGCGGTGACTATAAGTGAGTTTTTGAAAGATGAAAAAATTCAAAAAAAATATATTAGTAATCTTGTAGCTAATAGTAAACTTGACAAATGTGTAATAAATCGAAAAGCAGATGGTGGACGTATAGGTTTTGCATTAAGTGATGAATGTATTAGAGATGGTTTAAATGAAACCAAAAAGAAAGCAGCGGCTGGAGATAAGAAAGCTGCAAGACAATTAGTTGAAACAGCAGAGGCTGCATCAAAAGGTGGTAGATTACTAAAAAATATCCTAGGTCCAGGAGCCATTCTTGGTGAAGCAGTATTCGAAGGAGCACTTATTGGTAATAAAGTTCTAGGTGGAAAACCAGCAGACATTGCTTACGCTGAAAGTTATTTATCTTACCTAGATCCTAGAAAATACTCAGGTCAATTAGATCCGTTAAAAATGTACAGGGAAGATATGTTGGAGAGCACAGCTGATAAAGATATTTTAAGATCAGGTTTTGCCGCACAAGATCAATTGTCAGCTTTTAACAAAGCTTTGTTAGATAGAGATATTGCAAAAGCAAGAGGAAGAACAGATCAGTATTTACCTGCTGCAGCGGATGCAAGAGAACAAGGTAGATTTGCAGATCAATCAGCAGACATAATATCTAGTGAAGCATTTAAAGATGCATCAAACATTGCACAAGAATATTTACAAGGACAAGAAGGTCAAAGAATGTTTCCATACAATCAATTTAAACAATCGATAGGTAGATTTGAAAGTGGTGAAGCTAAAGATTTTAGAAGAAGAAAAGAAGAAGAGATGCAAAATCTATATACACAATATTCTGATGATCAAATAAGATCATTTTTAAAACAAGAATTAGGCACAAATGATGATAAATTGATAGATAGATATCTTGAACTTACAGGTGTTACGGAGAGAATCACACCTGCTGTTGTAAGAAGTTTGAGTGGATTAGATGTATTAAGAACAGGTGATCAAATAGAACAAGCAAAACAAAGAGTAGCAGATGCAGGCGGTGTTGCTAATTTAGCAAGGGGTGGACGTGCAGGTTTTAAATTAGGTACACTTAGAAAAGGAATATTAAAATTAATAGATGATAGTGTTAAATCAACACCAAAAGATACGACTCCAGAATTAGATAAATTAATTAAGAAAACACTTGATGAGGATTTCTTTGATAAGAAAGATAGGATCATAGATACGTTGAATGCAAAAATCGCTAGAGAGAGAAAAAAGTTTCCTTACAATCAACAAGTTCAAGAGGAACCAAGTCAGTTAGAATTTTATGATGATATTACAAAATCTAATTTTAGAACCAAGACAGGACCTTTCTTTGATTATCAAAAACGAAAAAACAAAGCAGGCGGTGGTTTATTAAAACAGGCAGGCGACAGATCAGGCCCACCACCAGAGTCGGGACCGATGTCTCAAGGGTTGCAAGGTCTGATGAAACGTGGTATGAAAATATAGGAGTATTAAATGGCAGAAATAGATAAAGGACTCCCGAACACTAGAACCGAGATAGAGGTGCCCTCAGATGAGGAACTTGCCGAGGTTAATGTTCAGGAACCAGTAGAGCAAAAAGGACCCGTAGAGGTCATCCCAGAAGAGGACGGCGGCGCGACAATAGACTTTGAACCGGGAGCTATAAATATACCTGGCACAGAGAATCATTTCGATAATCTAGCTGATATATTACCCGATGATGTTTTGGATCCGATAGGCAACGACATGGTCCAGAATTACATGGATTACAAATCGTCAAGAAAGGATTGGGAGCAATCCTATAAACAGGGATTAGATCTTCTAGGATTTAAATATGAGAATAGAACAGAACCATTTCAGGGAGCGTCAGGTGCAACACACCCGGTGTTGGCTGAGGCGGTAACACAGTTTCAGGCGCAGGCATACAAGGAATTATTACCAGCGGACGGACCGGTCAGAACACAGGTCATAGGTATACAGAATCCTGCAACAGAACAGCAGGCGACACGTGTAAAAGATTTCATGAATTATCTGATAATGGATCAGATGAAAGAGTACGAGGAGGAGTTTGACTCCATGTTATTTCATCTGCCACTAGCAGGTTCGACATTTAAAAAAGTTTATTATGATGTGCCACTTGCAAGAGTGGTATCCAAATTTGTGCCCGCTGACGAGTTGGTTGTTCCATACACTGCAACAAGTATCGATGATGCTGAATCAGTTATACACGTTGTTAAGATGTCAGAGAACGAATTAAGAAAACAACAGGTCAATGGTTTTTACAGAGACATAGAATTATCACCACCATCAACAGTAGAACAGAACGAGGTGGAGAAAAAAGAAAGAGAATTAGATGGCACTAAAAAAGTTGGTAAGCAGGAGACGATGTACACACTTCTCGAGTGTCATGTAAATCTAGATTTAGAAGGTTTTGAGGATCAAGGATCCGATGGACCGACAGGAATAAAATTACCCTACATAGTAACTGTAGAAGAAGGTAGCCGATTAGTTCTCTCTATACGGAGAAACTATGCGCCCGATGATCTAAAGAAAAATAAGATCCAATACTTTGTCCACTTCAAATTTCTGCCAGGACTAGGATTTTATGGCTTTGGACTCATTCACATGATTGGCGGATTGAGCCGTACGGCAACGGCGGCTCTCCGTCAATTACTAGATGCAGGAACATTATCAAATCTACCTGCAGGATTTAAACAACGAGGCGTGAGAGTAAGAGATGAGGCAGCTCCGATACAACCAGGTGAGTTCAAAGATGTGGATGCACCGGGCGGTAATCTTAGAGATGCATTCTTTCCATTACCGTACAAAGAACCATCACAGACATTATTAAATCTTTTAGGCATAGTCGTGCAAGCAGGTCAGAGATTCGCGGCTATTGCTGATATGCAGGTCGGAGATGCGAATCAGGCGGCAGCCGTTGGTACGACGATCGCTCTTCTTGAGAGAGGATCACGTGTGATGTCTGCGATACACAAGAGATGTTACGCTGCAATGAAGGACGAATTCAAACTACTTGCGAAAGTGGTATCACAATATCTGCCACCAGAATATCCGTACGATGTTGTCGGTGGGCAGAGAAATATAAAACAGGCAGATTTTGATGACAGGATAGATGTAGTGCCGGTGGCTGATCCAAATATATTCTCGATGTCACAGAGAATAACATTAGCACAGACGCAGTTGCAGATCGCAACATCGAATCCTGGTCTACACAACATGTATCAGATTTACAGAAACATGTACGAGGCGATAGGTGTTAAAAATGTTGATGCGGTATTACCTGCACCAGCACCAAATGCACCAATGGACCCAAGCATGGAGCACATAAATGCCCTTGGTGGAAAACCTTTTCAGGCTTTTCCTGGTCAAGATCACAGAGCACACATAACAGCTCACCTAAATTTCATGTCGACCAACATTGTTAGAAATAATCCTGCGGTGATGGCAGCAATACAGAAAAATATTCTCGAACACATCAGTCTGATGGCACAGGAACAGGTGCAATTAGAGTTTAGAGAGCAGATGCAACAGATGATGATGATGCAACAACAGGCGGCAACCGATCCGATGATGCAACAACAGCTTCAAGCTTTAACAAATCAAGTAGAATCTAGAAAATCCATCCTGATTGCAGAGATGACAGAGGAATTTATGAAGGAGGAGAAGAAAATCACGTCACAATTTGACTCTGATCCGCTTCTAAAACTAAAATCACGTGAGGTTGACCTACGTGCAATGGAAAATGAGCGTAAAAAAGACAATGACGAGGCACAAATCGAGCTTGCAAGAGCAAGATTGATGCAACAGGGCGACATCGCAGAGGATAAGATGGAACAAAACGAGGATTTGGCCAAATTAAGAGCCGGAGTTAGCCTCG